AAACGCCGTCTTGCCAATGCCGTGTCCGCTGCGGATCGCAACCCTCTCCTCCGCCGCTATGGCCCTCAGAGCCTCCGCCTGCCACTCCTGCGGCTCTGCCCCTATCACATGCCGGACAAATAGCTCAGGGTCGTTCCTAAGCGCTAACAACGTGTCTTTTAGGTCAGTCAAAGCCCGCCCCAATCCCAGCGCGCTTCTGGGAGATCGCGCGCCTGCCTTTCCGGCTATAGACCTTCCCGCTCCGTATAACGCGAGGCCTATAACGCGGCGTCCTTACAGAACGCGCCGGAAAATTTTTCATGGCGGGACTCCATTCGTCTCCCAGCAACGAAGGGGGGGTCAGCGCCGGATTATGGATACAAGCAGCAAAGCGATGATGATCGCCTCGCCGATTGTGATCGGAAAGGTGGTTATCATATGACCTCTCGGGTGCGGAGGATGGGGTTGTGCAAGACCTGCCCCGCCCGCGATCTCAAGGGGGGGGGATCACCAGCACACGTCACTCAGGTTTGGCGACACATTGGCGATACATCCCGCTGATCCGCAGGAACCCTACGCTTTCGTCAGGCTACGGACCTGAAACTACTGAATCGTCGGCTTCTTCGCCGCCTCACGCGCGCGTACTGGTAAACGTTGTGCGATAGTACCCTCACCACTCTCTTCGCTTACCTTGCCCTGTACAGCCCTCAGCGCGTCCACATAGCTACTCTCTGCGCTATGCTCATGCTGTATCCGATCACCAAAGCCTTTCGGCGCCATCCGTGCTGCGCTCCACTTCAAGCCATCGATAGCTGCTCTCAGCATTGCGCTATCCTTATACTTCCCCTGCAAGCCAGCCAGACTGATCTCAGCCACCAGCTCACCATAGTAATTCCCGCGCTCTTCCTTTGCCTTCTCGTACTTTGCAGCGAACTCAGGATCGTTCTCAGTCCACTTAATAATCGTCTGCGTTGACGGCATGCCTTCAGCCTTACAAGCCTGTGCAGCGCTGCGTCCGTTGCGGATTGCCTCTAGAAAGCGTCCGACGATCTCAGGAGTCTTTTTGCTTGGATATGCCATTGAACGTTTGTCCGCTTTCCTCGTGTACTGCGTCCTGTCCTGTGAAGTCCTGCCACCGCTTTACGATGACATCGACGTACTTCTCATCAAGCTCCGCTAAATAAGCATTGCGCCCGCTCTTCTCCGCAGCAATCAGCGTGGAGCCAGAGCCACCGAAGACATCAAGCACGATGTCGGCGCCTTTAGTGTTGTTCAGTATCTGGTACTCGATCAGGTCCACCGGCTTCATAGTCGGGTGCACATCGTTCCGCTTAGGCCGGTCAAAGCGCAGGATAGTCGTCTGCTTACGATCTGACGCCCATAGATGTGCTGCGCCCTTCTTCCACCCGTAAAGACACGGCTCGTGCTTCCAGTGATAGTCCTGTCGGCCCATCACCATCACGTCTTTGTCCCAGATCAGGCACTGCCTGACCTCCCAATCGACATCAAAGCAAGCGCCTCTGAAGTTGTAGCCTTCGGAGTCAGCGTGCCAGATATAGAACACTGCACCCTGCTTCATCACTGTATCCGCAGTGGCGAAGCTGTCGCATAGGAACTGGCGGAAGCCAGTGTCACTCATCACGTCGTTCTGTATCTTCAGTGCGTCTTTTGTCTTGCCGGTGTAATCCACGTTGTATGGCGGATCGGTGAGGAACATATCGGCAAGCTGACCGTTCATCAGCTTCTCTACATCCGTCTGCACCGTTGCATCGCCGCAGATCACCCGATGCCGTCCCAGCACCCATACATCGCCTGTAGCGGTGACAGGTATCGTCGGCAGCTCCGGAGCGTCATCCGCGTCCGTCAGGCCGTCCTCAACCTTATTAGCCTCTGCAAGCAGGCTGTTGATCTCATCTTCACCGAAGCCGGTCAGGTCCAGATTGAACCCTTCGCCCAACAGCTCCTCGACCTCAATAGCCAGCAGCTCCTGATCCCAGCCGGCATTGAGAGCCAGCTTATTGTCGGCAATCACATAAGCACGCTTCTGCGCGTCGGTCAGATGCCCCAGCGTAATGGTCGGCACTCTATCGGCTCCCAGCCGTTGTGCTGCCATCAAGCGTCCGTGTCCCGCAATGATCGTCCCAGACTCATCGATCAGGATCGGATTGGTCCAGCCAAACTCTTTGATGCTTGCTGCTACCTGCGCAACCTGCTCGTCGCTATGCGTGCGGCTGTTGCGTGCAAAAGGCGTGACCTGAGCGACACTCAGCCACTCAACCTGAATATCATCCACAAAAAAAGCGCCCCTTCGGCGCAATTGTTCACTCTTGCAAAGAAGATATCAGATTCGTCCCCGCATAGCAAGTATGCGCATAATTGCTTGCATTATTTACTGTCAGGCATATTATCAGCATAAATGCTCATGAGGAGGTTTGCATGAAAGAAGACATAAAATTCTGGATAGAGCAGATCGTTACTTCGATTCTGTTCTTTGGCCTGATGGTGGCTTTGTACGTCTTGCTGGTCGTCATGTTTCCTGACCCTACGGTGTGGTGATGATCTGCCCTGAGTGTGATGGCGACGGACAGCGCTGGTACGAGGTAAAGCGCTATGGCGGCCCGCCCGGTGCTTACAGCCCTTTTGAAGATGTTTTTATGACTTGTGAACGGTGCGATGGCACCGGCGAAGTCCGATGTGAGGAGGAAGATGATGAGTCGTGAAGAAACAATCAAGGAACAGAAATACCAAGCCTTCAGTAAAGGCTTTCATAACATCGTTAAAATGGACAACAAGCGGGACCAATTTGATCTGCTTTTTGCCATGCGGATGAACATTGAAATAGAAAACGATCCGTATTTTGAGCCGGTAAAGATGAAGGTCGACGCTGTTTTAACGTATCAAGGGTTGAGCCTGTTTCAGATGGGCGGCCATGATCTGCGTGATGATGACATTATGGGTTACTGCTCACATTGCATCGACGTGCTGATCGAGGAGATTTCCTATATCCGATATTGCGGCGGCGATATGGACCGCGTGTTTGAAATCTGGATTAACAAGATCGACGAGATGGAGGAAGAGTTGCATCAGAAGGGAGAGGCATGCTTGCCGCCCCAAGTTCAGGAGAGACGTCGCAAAGCTAAGGACGGCGATCATGCAGACGCTTAAACGCGCCCTCTAGGCTATCCAGAGCCATCCGTAATATCTCGGTCGCAGCCTTCGGGTTGCGGCCATTTCTTTTAGCCCACTCCGGTGCAGAGTAGTCGTACAACACCACATCCTGCACGCAGCCAAACATCTCCGACCCCATCAGCCACTTCAGCTTAAAAAAATCCATCAACGCATTGGCGCCTCTATCGCTTTGAGCGGCGGTGCCTGTCGGCAGTGCGTCTAAGCTGCCTGTTACCTTCTGCGCCTGCCCTGCGGCCCTATAGAGCGCCAGCAACCGCTCGGCAGTAACGTGCTGGTGCGGCTGTATATGCCGGTGCTTCAAATAATAGTCGATCCATAGCTGATCGGTGACCCGCGTCCGCTTCTTGCCTGCCTTAGCCGTCTCGACCTTTTCGACGGTATGGTGCTGGAGAAACTCATCCGTAGGTGTGAGTTGGTTTGGGTCGCTCATCAATCCACCCTTTCTTCAGGACGTAGTGCCAGAGATGCGGGACGTACTGGAGCGTGCGGTTCCGCATCATTTCGTTCTGCATGATCTCCCGCTCAAATTCCTCTTTGCTTTCCGGCAGCCAATTGCGTGAGCCTACTGGCGGCTTCAAACTTGTGGCCTCCTCCGTTAAATCGTCATCCCAGCGGCCCTGCTGTAACCATGTCGTCGGATGCACAATGAAGCGGGCAGGCGTGCCATCCGCCTTCACCTTCTTCGCATATCGCACTATCCCCTGCTTCAGCGTGTCAGCATCAACGTTCTTGCGCGCTACTTTGAAGGCTTCCAATGCTGCCTTCTTCCCCACCTTCTTCGGGACAGCCCCCCAGAAGTCTTCAAATGCAGATTTGATGGAGTCTTTTTGTTCACTATCGTTAATTACTGTTTGGGGGACATCTGGTGTCATGACCCCCATGACATCTGATGTCATGACCCCCATGACACCGGTGTCATGATGACAGGATGTCATGGTAGGCAAATAATACTGATTTGTCTGGCTCGGACTCCGAACCGTTGCGACCAGTTTCATCTCTTCCAGCATGGCTATTTTCCGGCTGACGGTACGGCGGGTGCAATCCGCCATATCAGCTAGCCGCTCAACCGAAGGCCATGCATAGCCACGATCCTCGTTGTATTTATCTGCAATTCCAATGAGGACCAGCTTGGCTGTCGGGTCGGACAGCTTTTGTCTAAATGCCCACTCAATCGCTTTGATGCTCATTTAAGTCTCCCAGTTCCAATAATGCATCCTTCGGTATAAAAAAAGCCGGCCCGTGCCCGCCGTGATCCTGTAGCCACTCCTTTCGTTTTGCGTCCTCCGATTTGATCCAACCCCAGACCCGATAGTCCGGAGACCTACCTGTAACCAATATGAACACCCGACCATTAGGATCGGTGTCGCGTATGATCAAGTCGTGTTCGTGGTTCAGCCGCGTCCTTACCTCCCAGCCGGTAGAATCAAGATCGCCCTGCCGTTTGAAGGTGTTGATTGAGCCGCCCCAATATTTGCCCATTGCCTTAGCCACAGCGACCTCACCGCAGGCGCCTTCGATATGGTTCTGCCAATGGTGCAGGTTGCCCATCTTGCTTTCATAGCCGCGCTTCAGGGCAGCAATATGACGCAAGCAGGCTGCGTTGGACGCCATCGCCAGCTCGTAGTCGGTAAGCGTGACCTCAATCATTTGACAGTCCCATGCTCCGACAGGCCGGAGCGCTTATGTTTGAAGTCATTGAGGTTTGCGCAGCGGAGGCAGATGCGGTGGCCGGCGTGGTAGCTTTCAAACATCCGCCCGCAATGCAGGCAACGACGCTTTCTTGTGCGGTGATCTTTTCTGGCATAATGGCTGCCATTAGGAGGGGGGCTGGCCATCGTGTTTTCCCGCCAGCAAATCAAAAAAGTCGCCCATGTCGAGGACGACCAGCTCTCTTTTGTTATCGGCCTTTATAACGAGCGCATCGTTATCAGCCATCCAATCATAAATTTGTTTGGAGCCGGCGGCTCGGCACTTCACCTCAAGCACCCAATCCTCCCCGCTCTTAGCTTTGACGACGACGTCTCCTTTGATGCTTGCCCCTCCGGACAGCGGGACACGGTAAGCTGCCACGCCGTGATCGAGGGCCTTCAGCCTGACATTGTTTTCTGTCCGGTAGCCCTTATCGCGCTGGCTCTTCCCCATCAGCCAAAAACGACCTTCTTAACGCTCTGCCAAAATGAGGCAGGCTCCGAAATCGCAGGCTGATCACCGCGCCGTTTCGCATGAATCTTTTTCAACAAAGCGGAGTGAGCAGCACGGCGCTCTGGCGACCACTTAACACGACGTCGGTCAATTTTCTTTTGCATTATCTATTGCTCCTTGCACGATCCAATCTTCGACAGAAACTTCGCCTTTACTGAGTGCGTGTATTTGCATGATGCGCCGGCCTGATGGGACGGATCGTCCATATATCCATTTATGTACCGTCGCCTGACAAACCCCGCAGGCCTTTGCGAAATCGCTCTGCGACATCTGCTGGGACACTAGATATTGATTAAGTTTCATCGGAAGCCACAACATGCGGTTGGTTACTATAGCGCATATTTGCGCATCTATGAGGTGGCGTCAACCGTTACAATTAAATAACTAGCAATTCTGCGTCGTTAGGCGCACTAGTATATGCGTAGTAGTAAAGAAAGGAGAATTTGCTATGAACGTCAAAATAAAATCTACTTTTTTTGATTGGCGGTTTTCGGGCTTAGAGCCACCGCGTAGGCCAAAAAGGTCTTTAATCAAGCGTTGGTGGAACAAAAAACTGGCGGCTGTTGGGATAACTTCGCCGCCTGTCAGGAGCTGTTATGGAATATCCAAACAATTTGCGCCGCCTTCGCGATGCGCGTAAACTCACCCAAGCCGACGTCGCAGAAGCACTCTCTATCAATCAGGCCGAATATAGTCGCATAGAAAAAGGCCGACGCAGGGTTGGCACGCATTTAGAGAAGCTGACAGATATACTTGCCTGTGAAGACGCTGAGATACTAGCGCCGGATCAATACAGCGGCGCGGTAGAACAGCCGCACGACATACCGCTCTATGCCCTGCCAGAGATCGACGGAGAGAGCATCCGCTTCGATCTAGCTATGACCAGCCGGCTACCCAAGCCGTCCTGCACGGTAGGGCTACGCTCATTTGCAATGCTATGTAACGGCAACGTGATGGCACCGCGTATCCATCACGGCGACTTTGTATATGCCGACCCAGACGAGCCTTTGCGGGACAATGATCTGTGCGTGCTGACGCTAATGCGTGGTAACAGGGAGGTGGCTCTCATCCGGCAGAACTGCGGCGAAGATATATGGCTGCGGCTTGATACGGACAGCGAGGAGGGCTTTGGAAAGGAGCTGAAGCTTGTGGCGCCTATCATGGGGCTGCGTTTCGCTAGATAGCAAATATAAGCATATATGCTTGCAAGAGGCTATGCCCCCATGTAAAAGGGAGGCATGGCTTCTTCATATTTTGAACAGTTTGGTGTGTCGGGGAAGTCGCTAGAAGAGCGGCGCAACACCATTGGTGGCTCCGACATGAATATTATCGCAGGCGGTGACGCGGCGATGATTAACAAGCTCTATGACGAAAAGGTAACCGGCAAGCGCGAAGACCTCACGATGGTCTGGCCTATTATCATGGGCAACGTCACAGAGGACGCAAATACCGAGTGGACCGAGTATAAGCAGGGCATTGAGATCGTAGACCGCCAGCGGATTATACGCGGCGTCAAACACCCCTTCATGAGATGCACCCTCGACGGCGCCGTGCGTAAGTACCGCAACCGCGCTGCCGTCTTTGATGCAAAGTTTACGCTGGGCCGCCCGCTGCGCGGCGAGGAGTGGTCAGACGTTATCCCACGCCTGATAGCTAAATACACCCCACAGCTACATTGGAACGGCTACCTGCTGCAAGAAGCGGACGGCAAGAAGGTGGACTTCGGTCTGCTGTCGATCCTGCGCGCTGGTAACGAGCCATCCTTTCACGAGATCAAGCTAGATCACGCCTATACAGAGCATCTGATAGGGCTGGCGCAGTACTTCATGGGCTGCATAGAGCTTGGCACCCCACCAGAAGAGATTGCCGCACACGAGCCTCCCACGCCGGTTGAGGAGCGTGTTCCGGTAGACATGACAGAGACCACCCACGATCCGCACTGGAAAGAGTGGGCTGGTATCTGGGCGCAGACTGTAGGCGCTGCGGACTCCTGTAAAAAAGCTGAAGCGGAGCTGAAGAAGCTCGTCCCAAAAAGCGCCAGCGAGGCCTACGGACACGGCATACGAATCCGTGTCGCAAAAAACAACGCCAAGAAAATAGAGGTGATCAAATGAGTGAATTGGCGAAATCTCTCGCCGAGTGGCAGGCCGGAAATCCTGCGGCGGCAATGAGCGGTAAAAATCCGCATTTCAAGAGCAGGTTTAGCACGTTGCAAGACATCGTTGACTGCGCTCGTAGCGCAACCGCTCACGGCATCTGCTTCACACAAGAGGTGGACTTTGAGACGGATAACGAAAGGCCGCATATGTACGTGCGGACTGTGATGCACCACGTGTCAGGCGAAAAGCGTGAGAGCCGCTGCCCAATAATAACGCGCGAGGCCAGCGACCCGCAAAAGATGGGATCGGCTATTACCTACGCAAAACGTTACGGACTTCAAGCCATCTTCGGCATCCCAGCGGATGAGGATGACGACGGTAACAAAGCGAATGAAGCGCCAAAGCGGGTGACTCCCCGCCCTGCAAGCGCTCCCTCTGCTGGGGCATCCTCCCCCCCAGCGGAGGTGCCATTAGAGCAGGAGCTGGCTATGGCAAAAGACCAAAAGGCACTCCTCGCTCTATTTAATCGGGTCAAACCAACCGACCCACAAACCATCAAACTGTTCAGTGATCGTAAAGGAGAGCTTAGTGGATAAGGATATGAGCGGTGCGTTGTTCCCAAATGACAAAGGGGACAACCCAAGCCGTCCTGATTGGCGCGGTAGCGTCGTGATCAACGGCGTCAAATACAGCCTGTCAGGCTGGGATAACACCAGCAAGAAGGGCGATCCGTACAAAGGGCTGATCGTTAGTGAATGGCGAGACAAGCGGGAAGAAGAACCGCAGGCCGCTGAAAACTCAGACGACCAAAAGACGGACTCGGAGCTTCTGGATGAAATCCCCTTCTGATCTGGGAGACACCAGTTTCAATGACGACTGGATCAAAAAAACAGGTGAGGACAGCCACCCTGTCCTTGCCATCCCTTACGACGAGGGGTTGCTGCTAGTCATCGGTAGCACACAAAAGTTTCTGCATTTAGAGGCCCAGCAACAAATAGAGCTGGGGCTTAGGATTATAGAGCGGGCGAACAGGAGGAGAGATGTACCAGCAAGTGTGGAGTCACCACCGGAACTGTGACTTTTGTGGCGCGCTCACCAGAGGGCGCCGTTTTGATTCGGAGCCAGATGTAATCAGATGTGGTGCGTGCCACTTCCCGCTTTCGGAGGGACGGTTTGAAGTCAAAGCGCAAGGCCAAGTCGTCAAAGCCGTTAAAGAGGACACCACGCATCAAGCCGTGTGCGGAATGCGGCAAGAGTTTGGACCTGAATGGATCGGGCTGGCTGGTCAATGGGAGTGGCCAGCTCCTGTGCGGGCACGCCTGCTTCGAGAAGGTTTGGCGGAGATCAGAGCGATTAGCTAAGGGAGAAGCGACATGGGACGATTTATAGAAGTGGAGGACACGGTGCCGATCCCGATGGGGCGCCCGCGTTCATGGTCTGGCGACTTGGCCATAAAGATGGACGCTGGTGAGTCGGTGCTATTTGATACAGAGCGCGAGGCTAACAGCTTAAAAGAAAGCATACGTCACTATTATGGAAGCCGTTCTGCCGCTATGCGCAAGGTGCCGAAAGTCGGATGGCGGGTTTGGCGCACACGATGAGGCTGCGCTTTGTACCGCACCACCAGATATCAGAATACGAGGAGAAGGGCTGGCGGGTGGCAAGCAGGATGGAAGGAAGCCATCACGCCCGCCACGCCGTCATCATGGAAGCACCTGAGCCTGTAGAGCCTCAAGGTCCGCAGAGTCCTGAGCGCGTTTCACCTCCGCCTCAGTGTAGTGCATATCGCCAGTGTTGGAGTGGACGCTGTGGCCCATGCGGAAGTTGCGGATGGACTTCGGCACGCCCGCTGTCTCCATTTGCGTATGGTAGAACTTGCGGAACCCTCCAAGCCCTTTGTCGTCTACACCAGCATGGCGGCATACTGTAGCGACCAGCTTGCGCCAAGCGTTCTGCTCTCCCATACGTCCACTCACGGTAGGGAAGACCCACACAGCATTGTCAGACTGTAGTTGCCACTCCCGCAGCACCTTGATGGTAGCGGAAGGGATCGGGATCGTGCGCTGGCGGTATTCGGTCTTGGTCTCGTCCTGCACCATGTAGCGATAGCCGGTGCGGCCTACCGATAGGGTGCCGGCGTAGAGATCAACGTCCCTCCATTGCAAGCCCTGAAGCTCGTTAGCAGCAATGCCGGTCCAAGCCGCTGTCATGATCAGAGAGCGCACATACAGCGTCATGTCCTGCGCGAGTAGCTGGCGAAGCTCGTCGGCGTTGTACGCGCCCCGCCTGCCCGCTGCACCCCTGACCTGCTTGCGGTCTTCCTTTGCGCAGGGGTTGGTGTAGATGTAGCCCCTATCGACGGCGTGCTTGCAGACCATGTTCAGCGTGTTGATGATGTGCCGCTGTGTCTTCGGAGCGATCTCACCCTCAAGCATGTGGCCTATAAAGGTGTTGATCTTGCCGGTGTTAAGAGAGCGTATCTGCGAGGCGCCAAAGTAGGGCTGGAGATGCAAACGTATGTGCCGCTCGTCGTTGGCCCACGTCTGTTGCCGCAGGCCGTTCTTCTTCCCGATCATCTTGGTGCGTTCAGCCAGAGCCTCCTGCGCTACCTGTTCAAAGCTGGCGCGCGTAGCGTTGTGCTGGCCGCTTTGCAGCTCTGACTCTAGCTGCTTGATCTTGCGCTTCATGGCAGACAAGTCGGCGGCATAGACCCTGCGGCGTTTGCCACGAAGGTCTTTGTATGACACTACCCAAGCCTGTCGGGTGGTGCCGTCGCGGTTTTTGACCTCGCACTCTGTCGGGGTGCCGATATGGATGTCGGTCATCACACAAACTCTGTGTTAGTGTGTTCCAAAGCCGCATCCATCTTGCGCTCCAAACGCTTTAGCCGACCGTGTGTTGTGCTTGGGCCGTCTTTCTCATCGTAAGCGTAGGCAGAGCGATATGCGCGGATCAGGTTGCTGATCAAGTCGATCTCTTCGTCGTTCAAAATTACGTTTGGCGTTGCCATTTCTGTCTCCCTGTGGGGCGGGGCCGTTAGGCCCGCGCCATCGCGTTATGATTGTCGGCTGCTTCTCGGATAGTCTCCTCGACCTCTTTCACACCAGAAGCCCAATCGAAGCTGCCCCAGCGGCCAGCCTGCGGGACCATCCCCACAACCCCGCCGGCCCAGATATCCTGTGGGTCGGAAAGATAAATGTTGTAGTGGTACTGGCTGCAAGTGACGGTGAACGTCAGGCCGTCATGTTCGACCTGCGTGCCATCTGCAATGATCGGCGTGTTTGGATTTTTGAATGTGAACATCGTTTGTCTCCCTTTCCAATGTCTACACACACATACTTGCTCACCTATGCGCATAAGTAAAGCATATATGCAAATAAAAAGGCAAAAACCTGACGATGTATCGCCACCGGATCGCCACGAGACATAGAGCCAAACACAAAAATCCCTCGCAAGTCCGGAGACTTGGAGGGTTGTAAGATACTGATATATGGGAATTTTTGGTTGCGGGGGCAGGATTTGAACCTGCGACCTTCAGGTTATGAGCCTGACATTTTTGGCTTCCGGTCTAAATCGACTCGGCGTATCGCCAATGTATCGCCACGCTTGGGTAGGCGCAAAAGTGAATCGCCACTGTATCGCCACAGGCTACTTTGTCAGCCCTTTGTACTTCTCAAAGCTACGGAGGCCACCAAGCCCCAACATGCCAAGAAGCACCGTCATCAGGCTGTCCATATCAAACACAGGCAGCTCTGGAACCGTTACGCCGGACCAGCCGGCGACAAACATTGTCATAGGCGCCAGAACGAAGTGCCACGCCATTGCGAAGCTCAGGCACCAGCCTAAGAACGGACGCCAGCCCGCCACAAAGATCGACTTGTGCTGCGCCTCCGCTTTGTTGATCTCAAGCTGACCCTTCGCCAGCTCTTGAGCGTGGCGCTCTGCCATCGTAGCAAGATCGTGCGCCAGCTTTGCCTTCTGATCTTTGTCCTCCACGAACTTGTCGAGGAGGCCGGTGATCGGTCCAATGAGTGCTTGGATCATTCTGCAAACTCCTTGTCGGCAGCCATGCAAACCGCCTCTTGGTTTATCGGCATCCGTTCCTCAAAATGCTGGATATAGGTGGCAGCGACATGGCAGTCCGCAATTGTCTCATGCGCGGACAAAAGCGAAATCTCAAACCCCAGCGGCGTGAGATTGATTAGCAACAAAAGCCAGATCAGGACTTTTCACTCCCAACCCATACAGCGAAAGCGCCGGTCATGGCGCCGGTGACAACGCTGATGAGCGCGCTTTGCTGTGTCGAAAGATCGGGCTGATGGAGTGCCCACTCAATGCACCTTATATATACGCCTGTCATCGTCAGCATCATCAGACGCGGGACGATCCGGTACTCCAGAATGATCTTGCTCACTTCATTACGCCTGTTCGCATTTGCTCTGCGAGGGAGGTGGCCCGCCCTTTAACCTGCTCTGCCCACCTGCTCTGAAGCATCTGAGCGCTGGCCTCTATGTAGTCGCCGACCTCTAGCGCAGCATGCATCTTCTTAAACTGGTCAAAGCGATTGCCCATGTTGAAGATCATGCCGAAGATCACCATCTGGCGCGCTTCATCCAGCCGGTCAAAGAAAGCGAATGTTTCTGCCTTCTTTGCCACCCAAGCCAGATCGTTTTTCAGCAGGATCATCGCCTCCTTCTCAGAGATGCCTCTGTCCTCTGTCAGGAGTCTGCCGATGCCGATAGTGGGGTTGCCCTTCACCTGTGTGCCGGCGGTGATAGGACGGCCTGTAGCGTCGTCATAGACGGTCAGACGCAGGCCTTCATGCTCTGCGATCTGCTCTGCGACACGTTCTATAAAGTCACTCATATCTGCCTCTCTTGAATGATAGCGATGGCACGGTCCCAGCTCTCCTGCTCAAGAGCGGGACGGTGCGGATAAGACTCTGGATAGCGTTGGCTGTATTGATTGACGGACTCAGCCGCATAAAAGACGACGCGCCGCACGTCTAAAAAGCAGTGAGCGATGATGTCTTGCGTGGTCGGATCAGGCAGCTTTTTCTTTGCCGATCCGCTGCCGTTCTGGAAGTGATAGCCTGCCCTGCGGTTACTTTGATTTGCACGCAAGCTGGATGCCTTTACCTGCACCCGTACAAAGTCGTTGTTGAGAAAAGCTATGACGTCGATGCCGTCCTGTGGGCAATGTATGACCCGCCAGTTTTGCTCTAATGACATGATCGAGGCGCAGGTTATAAATTCTCCGATCATCCCCCGCGACGTCGACATGCCTAAGACATCTTGTCTTTGATCGCCTTCAATACCTCTTGGACCGTTGGCGGTGGTTTCTCATTTGGCGCGTATTTGCATTGAAACTCGCGCGGGAACCATTCGTCTAAGCGATAATATAAAACGTCTTGCGTGTGGTTTGTGCCGCGATAGACGCAGATGCGGTCTTTCTCAACGACGGTGCATCCCACCAGCCTGCACGTAACAAACTCAGGATCAGCAGCTTTGGCATTAAAGGCAGCCAACATCAAAACGAAGCAAACCAGCATTAGCTTCATTTTAAGGCGCCTCTAAACCACAAGCCCCATGCAACCACTCCAGCCAAGCCGCCTAAAATAATGAGTGCAACCAGTGCGTTGCCAATACGCTCAATCGTTTTTTTACGCCTCTTGATAGCTTGATGTCTTGCTTTGGCCCTGCCGTCCTGCGCTTCTTCACAAAACTTTTGATAGTCTCTCCACAGACCGGGCCGACCCGAAAGGATCATAATTTGCTTTAATTCCGCTTCTTTTTTTCGGATTTCCTCTAGAGCAAGAAATTCCTCTAGATCGTTTCCACCTACGCCCCGCGCCCGCTTTTTGTTGCCCGCGCGGATCAGGTCGTCTTTGGCTGATAAGAATGAGCCGATTGCTTTGCCAGCTCGTGCGATTTCGCCGCCGTTCTGCACGGTTTGCTTGATAACTGCAAACGCGGCATTTGCAGCCATTAATTCTGCAAGCATCAGTACACCTTGATTTTATCTGGATCGACTAGTCTGGGCAGGCAATAAGACGTGATGTCACCGCCTTGCTTGTGAAGCGCACGAGCAAAGTAGGTGCAGTCATCGACGTTGTAGAAATAAAGATCGTTGGAAACTAAGCGTTTGCCCTCGTCGCCCGTTAAAAAGACGAACAGCAAAAACGCATGGATCACTGGCCTAAGATGATGCCAATCAGAAGCAGGATTGTCGTGCCAGCCGTGCCGATCATCAGCGTCTCAATGCGCTTAATGCGAAGGATGGTTTCCTTCCATCTTTCAGCGCAGACAGCCTCGTGCGTGTCCACCTGTGCTTGGACAGATGTAACGGTGGGCTTAGACACTCTGCGCGTCCATCGCAGCCTGAAAAGCTGTCTTCACACTGTCGCTCCACACGGCATTACAGATGCCCTGAACCTCTGCGCTTTCGCCAGAGATGTCTGTGTCGGCCCACGAACCGTCAGTCTTTGTGCTGGGCTGCAAAACATGCCGATGGAAGCCACGGCTAATCTCAACGCCATCTTTCTTGATGACCGTTGCCGTCCTGACTTGAACGGCTTTGTAGTCACCGACCACTTCAATCTTGTCTTGTAGTGTTTCTTCTGTGAGCATTTTTATCTCCTATGCTTGGACTGTCCGACCCGCACCTCCGGTGGGGTTATACTGAAATGTATGTTCCAGCAAAAATTATGTCTCTAGTAGACAGTTGGTTATTTGTTAAAAGCGTTCCACCAAAAACACGAAATGAAAAAGTGGCATCGTCTACATTTTTCAGAATTGTAAACGGAGAGCTGCTATAAGTTGTGTACCCAACAGTAAAACCGCCATACAGGTTGCTTGTGCTTGGGCTTGAAAACGGCAACCCTCCGATAGCAGCGTTGGAACCATCCGATGTTGTTGGGTAAGTAATAAATGCTTGCACCTGCACGATGCTGCCAATCTTTCTGTATCTGGCAGCTTGGACTTGTATAGTAAGATTACCAGAACTTGCATCTACTGGCGTCCAAGTACCCTCCTCATAATCATCCAGCGTATTTGCCGCAGTGCCGTCGAGTGCAGAACCAAGTTCAATGCCGGTGCTAAAAGAGACAACTCCTCCAGACTGTATTCGCATCCGTTCATTGGCCGATGTCCAAAAATGTAATGTAGCACCGCTACCACTTCCCACTATGGCTGAACTAAGCTGG